TCTTTGCCAGTCTCCTTTGCTCATATTATTCCCATTTTACTTTTGAATCCTTCTCCAATACATCCAACACAGGAGAGCCATCTTTTCTAAACAACGTCATAACGGACGTATCTACATCACCACTATTTGATTTAACTAAGCTGGCATTAACCACTTTTCTTTGATGTGGTTCTTCTCCTTGCTCTATACAAACTTCTTCCCAATCACTACTTAACCACATACTAATAACAAACCTAGATGAATCAGAAATAGCACTAGCGCCCCTTAACTGTCTCAAACTATCAATACTTGATTCTGTTCCTGTAAGTGCATCTTTAGACATATGATGTACGCTTAGTGTTGTTGCCCCTGTTTGTGCTGATATTCCAGCAGTAAAAGAACCCCATAATTGCGCTGACTCATTACTACTGCTAATTGGTGAACTAGCTCCAACAAATGATTGAAGTGGGTCAAAAACAGTTAAAGCTAAATCGGGTATGGTTTTAATTTCTTCTACTAACTCTTTGGCTACAGCATTAATATTGTCTTCGTCTAATAAAATTAATGGTTTCCCTAAATCTGGAATGGTTACTACATAAACATCATAGACAGAATTAAACCTAGCACCCCCTGGGTCAAGTGCCTCAAGACGTCTATGTACTTCATCTTTTGAATCTTCGGAGCTAAATATTGCACATGACCCCGTTTGTAATATTTCCTTACCCCAAAACTTGCCCTGTCCATTGCTTATTTTTAATGCTAAATCTAAACAGGTCATACTCTTTCCTATACCCCCTATAGCTCCTAAAATTCCATTAACTCCAAGTGGTATAAGACCATCTACCAGAAATTGTTGGACGGGAGGAGGTCCGACCAAATTTCTTACAGCAAACGATCTTATACCGATTCCGCTACTTTCTATTTCTAGCTTTACAGCTTCTAATCCTTGTTCTAAATGTAGATCATTAAAATCACCTACATCCGAAGGCAGTCTAATTAAGCAATTAGAAAATGCAGTAGCACATTCTTTTGCTTTTTGCTGACCAACCCCACTTTTATCATTATCAAAACAAATATAAATCTTTGCATTAGCGATCTTGCGTATATTCTCTATCGCTTTCATTCCAAACATAGCCGAGAACACAACCAAAACTGGAATATTGGTCGCTTCATTAATAGAACTACCTGTAGCAACGCCTTCACAAATAACTACAGTTTCTAAATCGGCCAATCGGTCTAAAGAAAAACCAATCGGAAATACATTTCCAGATACTTCTGAGGCAGAAACGAATCTTTTTTCACCCTTTTTACTAATGTACTGTAGAGAACGCAATTCGTTTCTTGTAGAATAAATGGGAACTATTAAATTGCCGTTTAATTCCTTCAACCCTAAATTTTTATTAACTTTTTTAACATCCAAATACTGATGCTGAGTAACATATTGCAACGAGCCAAACCTTTCTTTAACTTCATCAGCAACCTCTTGTTGTCTGGTCTTTTTATCTTCTTCCCTTTTTTGTACAGCCTTATCCAATTCGGTTTTTAGCCGTTGTTTGTCAGCAGACGATAAAGTATTTACATCAACAGAAGACCATTTCCCCTGTATGCCTGTTCTCCAATTACCCCATGTCGCCCAGCCCAATTTATTGTTTTCATTAAAGACATACCAACCAGATTTTTCATTAAATTTGTCTGGCCTGGTATTTAAAGAAGCGCCAACAGATACCCTAACCAGTTCACCAGAGTTGTTAATAAAATCAACTCGTAATCCATCGGCTTGCATTTGTGCAATGCAATCATCAACAGATTTACCTTTGCCCTTAAATGCAAAGTTTTGATCTAAGACTAAGCCTTCGCTTCCTAATATTTCAGTGAGATCAGTCATCCGAACTTCTCGTATCGAGAAGTCCTTCACTTGCTAGTGCCGATTGGTGATTCATATATTCCCTTATCGCCCTACCAAACAATGCCAGACGACTTGTTCTATCCCACTTAAGCATGTTTGGTGTGTTTTCTTTCTTTGCTAATTGCATAAAAGTATCACCTGTATTAGTAACAGCGTAATCTACTCCCTGTTCGCTTGTGATAGATGTGTTTGGCAATTTGTCTCCTCGTTGTATTTTTTCTTTAAGTTTGCTCTGATGTTCCATACTGCAACAACCATACCAACGACCCCCTAAGTGTAACAAGTACCCTTTAGATGGAGCTAAACAATAGCTACACAAAGAAGGTCTATTAATTCTAATGTTGTAATCAGAAAGGTACTGTTTCATTAACAGCACTATCTTTTTCTTCACTATTTGGTTTTGATGTAGTAGCTGGTTGCCAAGCATTACCAAAATTATCAGCTACATCAAGATAACCTTTATCATTTTTCTTTAATTCACAAGAAACTGATTTATTTATTAATTGCTCATCTGCATTTTTAAAAGCACCAGACAACCCACAAGCTTTAGCAAATTTTCTTAAAGACTCAGCACCTATTTCTACAGCCTTTTCAGACGTGTCATGTTTTAGAGTGAAGGTAGTTGTAACATTAATAGTAGTGTCTTGTATTTCAAAGTGAATCTTTAAAGCCTTCCAGCCATTAGCACCTTCAATAATTTCACTACCAGCATAATCTAAATTATATCTGCCTTCTTCTAATTTGCTTCCACCACTAGACGAACCTTCTTCGTCTAAATCTATATTGTAATCGGTTAAATCTGTCATTTTTTTCTCCTATATTATTAACCTAAATCGTAAACATGATAATCTTGTAAATAATCTTGTAACCAGACTACCAACTCCTGTATTTCTTCTAACGTTGTTATCGTACCAGAAGGATAAGCGAATTCTTCGTATGGATCGATTTCGATACGAAGATCGATTGTTCTCTCTATACGCTCTAGGGATTTAACTAGCTTATCAACTTCTGGATTTATCATTTTGAAATCATTGCCTCTCTAATCGCATTCCAATCAAATGGCATTTCAAAATCAAGACCATACCTATTCTTTGCAAGAAAAGCTGGTCGTTCTTCCGTATAAATAACTCTATCTCCTGAAACCGCTTTAGTTTTAGTTTGTCCGTTCTTGCCCTGAACTTTTACTGTTCCAAGTTTGTAATTAGTAAAGAATACGGCATCCGAAAACTCTGAAATTAAAGCTGCACTTTTAGCATGGAGTTTAAGTTGGTTTTGGTCGAACTCTTCAATCTCTGGATTTACCACACGCTTAACTACGTTGTGGCATATCTGCAAGATTGTCATCTTCTTTTCATTTCTGAGAACATTCAACATATCTAAATATTCTCTCCAGTATTTAAGAACCTCTACATAACCACGCCCATAACCAGGTTGCTCAATAGATTTCCAATTATTGTCTTCACAAATCTGCGTCCACAACAAAGGTTCTAACCAATCTAAAGAGTCAACTACTAAAGTCTTATATTCGTGATCCTCGTTAATTAATGATTGTAAATTTTTTTTCACAGCGGAATAATCTTCTGCTAAAGGAAAATGATCTACTTGTATTTTTCCTAACCCGTCTTCTGTTAGTAAAAATATAGGGGCATTCATTGAAGCTCCAAAAGAAGACTTACCTACTCCAGCGCCACCGAATAAAATTATTCTAGGCGGTTTTAATTCATTTGTTTGTCTTATCGCTGCTAGACTCATCTTTAACCTCCTTCGTCATAGATTTAATTATTTGCTTTGCTTTCTTACTAGGAAGTAATGGTTCTAATTTTTCTGTTAATAAATTTATATTTAAGCTAAGACTATTCCAGTGACTTAAAACCTTTTGCGCCTGTTCATGCGCTGGTTGTAAATCTCGTTGTGCCATCAGAACAGCACTAATTTCTTGAACAATAGGCGTTGATTGATCGTTCAGATCATGTTCATGCACCTCCCTTGTATCGCCTTCCTTATCTACAAAAGTTAAAACAGGTTTTACTTCTTCATTCATTTATTTTTCTCCATAAGTTTGTATGTCTCACATTTATTATTTATTTTTGCGGGACAAAATTTACAATGATCGCCTACATTGTATATAGGCTCCTCTTCAAAAGTAGCGTCTATCGCTGGCTTTAGAATATCGTAACCCCAGTCAACCAAATCGGTTGCTGAAATATCCCAGCTTCTAATCGGTCCGTCTTTGTGAAAACCGAGTGGCTGTACTATTGTTAATTCTATAGTGGTATTTTCATTGGCATATCTTGATGCAGCACCAAGGCCATAAATCATAAGCTGAGTATTGTCTTGTACATCTACTGGAAACTTTCCAGATTTTAAATCTATAACCGCTATGCGATTAGTTTTCTTTCCTATAATAACTGCGTCCCCTGTACCCCAGCAATGTTCGCTCAACTCATCTATACGTAATTTTTCTTCTATTAATAATTTGCCGTCTAATTCTTGTGTTCTTGTTTCAACATAATGCACATACGTTTCTGCACACTTAATCATGTCTTTGGTTACTGTTACTTCAAAGTCATCATAGACTTCTTGTTTATCTAACCAATAATCACTCAATGACGCATTTTCTAAATGCCCCTTGAGAAGCATTTCAACCATATTGTGTACTATGGTTCCTGACGCTGCTGCATAACTAGATGAATATGGAATGTCTTCTGATAGTTTTATAGAACCTGGGCAAGACATCCACCTCTTTGATGCGGATGGACTCCTTGATGCGTGTGCTGCCACAATTTGATCCTTAAATTGATGGTTTATGTCATAAGCTATTGTTTGCAATAGACTTCTCCTCGTAACCTTCTATTTCTTCTAAAGAGTATAAAACTCTACCTTCTAATTTTAAATATTTAGGACCTCTTCCATTGCTTCTCCAATTTTCTATTGTTGAAGGAGACCTGTCCCATCGTTCTGCTAATTCTTTTGTATTAATAAATTTTCGATTGTTATCTTTTTGAATATTCCTCATACCTTCCCATTTCTTCCTCTTTGCAGTATTATACCCACACAAGCTACTATTAAGTCAAGCGACTGTGATAAAAAAGTTTAATTAAACAACATAAAATTTATTGAGAAAATTTATAAAAGAAAAAAGTTTTTAAAAATTATAAAAAGATTTATGAAAAAAAAATTGGCAAGCGATGAACAAGTTAGAGGCGACCATTATAAAAACAAAGGCATACAACCTTTGGAATATATTTATGCAAATAATTTAAGCTACTGTGAAGGAAATATTTTGAAATACATTACAAGAAAAAAAGAAAACAAAGTTGCAGACTTATTAAAAGCAAAACATTTTATTGATTTAGCATTAGAGATAGAACATGGACGAGACTCTGATGGAAATTGGCTGGAAGCCGATACAGAAGAAAGATTTCCTAAAACCAATGTGGAAAAACCATGAGTGAATATACATCAAAAACAAAACTAAACGGCATGTCTTCATCTTTAGAAGATTCTCCTTGCATTTCTGTTTGTAACTTGTCTTACGGAACTAGTGATAAATGTGTTTGTGGCAGAAACTTCAAGCAAGTATGTGAGTGGCAAAAGTACGACACAGTACAAAAGAAAATAATCGTTATGAATGCAATAGAAGATGTTGAGTCTTTTCCAAGACAAAAGCTAACCTTCTTAGCAGATGAATACGGAATATCTATTGATGCAGCAAAGAAAATCTTTGTGATAGATCGTTTAGAACAAGAGCATTAGATAATAAAATATTATCCTTCCATCCAGAGCTTTTGAATATAGTCACCGACTACCTGACTACTTTCTTGAGCCGTTTCTGGTAAAACTTTTTGGTATCGGTCAAAAGATTTTCTATCTGCGTGTCCCATTAAATTTCCACCCAATTTATCATTACGCAACGCATCAAAAGCAAACGTCCCAAAAGCGTGTCTTAAATCGTGATAATGTAAATCGGGACAACCAGCACGCTCACGCACTCCTCTCCATAACTTTTTAGGGTCCTTTACTCCGATAATATATTCACTATCTCTTTTTAATTTATTAACAATGTTAAGAGCTTGTGTAGATAGGTAAATTGTTCTTGGTTGTCCACTCTTATCAGTTTTGTGTTTTTTAAGAGTAATTTTATTGTCTTTTAAGTCCGTCCACTTTGCAGATGCCAGTTCTCCCTTTCTTGCACCAGTTAAAATAGATAACCAAATAAAGGAAATAGATTTAGACCATTTGCCGTCTTGCTCCTTGGCCTTTAGATTTAATTCTTCAACAATTTTTCCCAACTCTTTTTTTGTTAAATACCTGTCTCTTTCTTCCTCCTGGTTCTTTCTGATGTGTGTAGCTGGATTGGTATCTACTAAGTCTGATGAGATAGCGTTGTTATAAATAGCACACAATAATTCCACAACCCGATTAGATTGATACTTGTAATCTTTTGAAATATTTCGATGTAATATTTTAATATCTCCTCTCTGGATATTTTTAGCATTTTTTCGACCAATAGTGGTTTTGATGTGCCTATTGTATATATTTTCTATATCAGAGGGTTTGTCTTTGTTTATGCCATTGTTCATAGCGCCCTTAACTTTTCTGCTTTTACAATCCTCTAAATAATCGTGGAAAAGGTCATTTACTGTTAAACCAGTAGAAGTCTCAAACGGATCAATTCCACTTGCTACCTCTCCTAGTAGTTGTTTGGCTTTATTTCTTACAACATTAATTGGTGTATCTAGGCTTGCAATTCTTTTGTCTCTATAAGAACTATTGGTGACGTTTAAAACATCTTCATAATGTAAATAATAACCCCTGTTATCATATTTACGCAGTCCATTTACTTGTTTGTCTGGTTCATACTTAGCCATTTAATCCTCCTCTGTCCCCGATCTGTCCCTTCCAAAACATATATTTAGTGGTAAAACACAGTAATAGTCAGTAACTAATAGTAAAGTATATTTGGCTGATTTACAAGCTATTTTCTGCGAAAAACATGGTCGGGGAGAAAGGATTCGAACCTTCGACCCCCTGGTCCCAAACCAATGGCTCTGTCTATTTTATGGCGGATTTTAAAGATTTATTTATTTAATTTATTGCCGTCCCTTACTGGTCCCCTTGTAATTTTAATGCTTCATACAAAGATTCTTTACTGCATTTGTTTCGCATATCATCATCGTTTATACGAATAGAGTTTTGTTTCATGGAAGGAATAAAAACTACATTCATGTACTCCAAACTAAAAAGGGCAAATATATCTACTTGCCCTTTCTTGTATTCTCGGTCTTTTGTATGGGACCCTCGCCTCATATCAAACCTCCAATTAGGATGTCCCTTTTCTCTTTTGGATTTTGTCTTAACTTGACACTTATATATATGGTCTTCGTGTTCAAACAGGATGTCTGCGTGAGAGCCATGAGGAAGAACAACTACTGAGTCAGACTCAAGAGAAAGAACCGAAGCTGTAAAATATTCTCCGCATCTACCGAGCCTTTCCGTTGCTCTACTCATAAAGTTTTAGATCATTGATTTAGTTGTTCCTCTACAATCGGCACTAGGGGTTGAACTGCAATAGCGGAAGGGGGAACAGAATTAGATATTTGCGGTAAATATTCTGTAAACCTTCTAAGTAATTCTTTAACTCCGTTAGGATTGCTTTTAATAGCTTTATTTACTAAATCTTTATTAAATGGTTGCGATAAGAACCTATTAAATGCGTACAACAAACCGACTGCTGGAATACCAGCAGTAGCTCCAGTAGCTCCCACAATGGCACTTGGGCCTAAATTAGATGCTGCCCTTAATGCACCGGCCCTCATAATGAAAGTGTTTACATCTGGCAATACTTCTGGAAATTGTTTCAATGCGCTAAGTAATTTTTCTAAATCTTTTGCACTGGTAAATGTGTAATCCTTCAACAGTTCTTCCGTAGCTTCATACTTTAATGATTTTGGATTATCAAAACCAAGCTCCCTAAATAAACCATTAAAGTCTTTTTTCTCTCCTTTTATATATTTACTAAAAACATCATCTAAATAATTACCAGCAATTTTATTTAATTCCTGTTTGCCTATTAATTCTCTAAGTTCTTTAACGGCTTCTGGACTTTTATTATCTCCAAATGTTCTTTTATATAAGTCTTCTGCTCTTTGTGTGGGCGGTTTACCAATTCCTGGTCTTATAGAACCTTTACCAAATGCGCCTTGAAACTCTTTTCCAACCTTATTCTCTACAACTTCCATATAATTTTTAAATAGCCTGTCGCCAGCAATATATAAACGACCCGCCTCGTCATTTGGATTTCTTAATTCTCTTTTCATAGTATCTAATAAAGCATTTGCTGTTCTATAGGCATAGTTATTTGGTGTTTGACTTTTGGCTGGATCATATTTCTTTGCCAAATCAGTTAGTTTTGTATCTAATGCCCTAACATCGTTAAAATCTAATAGTTTTGACGGGGTTTGAGCTATTCCTTTTTTTGAACTAGCAATAAAATCAGATTTATACAAATTTATTTCATCTAGTAAATTTAATATATCTTTAGGAGCGTCTGTGAATTTACTTTTTGGATAAACTTTCATTGCTGTAGATGATAAAGAAGAAGTATCAAAAAAGTTTCCTTTAGCTTTATTTAATTGATCAGCTTTATCATAAACTTTCTTATATGAATTTCTCCAATCTTTAAAACTTTGCAAACCAACTTCTTTTATAAGTTGTGACCTTTCTGAATCAGATAGGGGTTTTATTTTGGCCGATGGTGATATTCTTCTATTTAATGCCTTTTCTACTTGTTGAAAACTTGTTTTTAACTGAGACTGACCTGGACTTCCAACTATAGGCATTCTGCTTGATAAATTATATGCACCCTGAACAAAAGGAGAAGAACTTGCTTGGCCAAGTGAAAGTTCGATCCCCTCCTTACCTAATACATTTGCTTTAGATACGGCTTCATCTGTAATTCCTAATGCTTTATTAGCTAAAGTGGCCCCCCCGTCTTGTGAAGGCATTATGCTTTTTATTTTTAATGATGCTTGTTTGCCTTTGTCTAAAGCATTCCTCAAAAGGGGACTTAATGATTTACCAACAACTGGTGCTGCTACAGTCAAACCAGCATCAATAGTGCCAGTTAGTGCTGCATCTGTTAGTCTTTCTCTTGTAGATGGAGAAGGCATATCTGGGGCCAATAAATCACCTAAAAAATCAACCGCTAAAGAAGCTCCCCCAGAACCCAAACCGGCCCCAATCCCAGCACCACCAATCACACCCCCTGGACCAGTTGGAGCGCCCATTATGGCCCCACCTATTGCACCAGCCGTACCTCCTAAAATTTCTAGTGTTGGCTCAACCCATTTTGGTAATCTTCCTGGATATTCATTTTCTCCAAAAATACCTAACTGAATACCAGCTTCTCTTGTTTTTGCATAATATGTTTTAGAGTCTATTTTGCCTTCTTTAAGCAAACGAGAGCCATCAGCTTTTACTTGATTAAAAACTTTTATTGCTTCTTGTTGATTATTTACTGACTCTAATGTTGCCATTATTTAGTATCGTTTAAATATATGTTATCGTAATTTCCAGACGATTGATTATCTAAATTAGGTTTTATATCTGCCTGAAAATCTCCCAAACCTTTTTTTGCAGTTTCTAAGTCTTGTTGTAATCCGTACAGTTCTCTAAAATCAGATTTCATTAATTCTAATTTTTCACCCTTGAATTGACCACTTTGAATTTCTCTTTCTAAATCTTGCAAATATCCTCTAACTCTAGTTTCAATTTTACTGTAACTTTCAAAAGCATCTTTATCAGATGTATTTACTGGTGGTATTAGTTTTTTAATTTGTTCAAGCAAAAATACACTTGGTCTACCTGAATAATTTTGTGTTGTAACTTGCAAAATTCTTTCATCTAGTTCTGTTTTAGCTCTAACAGCAGCACCAGTCCCATATGCTGGTTCAAGTCCAATTTTTCTTCCTATCAATTGATTAATAACATTCTCTTGAAAAGCATCTCCACCAGGTAAAATACTTCCATGCGCTTCATTTAAATTAGCTAAGTCATCTGCTGGTGCTTTTCCTGTAACTTCATCTTGAGTCGATCTTTCTAAATCGACACTATTTTTTATTTCGTCTAAAGATTGACCAACATTTTGATCTCGCAAAGCTAAAATATCATCTGCTTTCATGCCAGCATTTGTAAATAAATTAATTTCTCTATCGCTAAATCCTGCATTTTTTAAACCTTGTATTTTTTTTAGTTCTTGTAACCCTGATAATTCAGCAGCTAGTTGTTGCTGCTGATATTGAAATGCAGCATTTGGCCCAAATGCTTTATATATTTGTTGTTGTTCTGGACTCATAGATGCAATCAATTTATCTTGCTCCGCCTTCCTCTCAGCTTCTTTTTTTTGTATCTGTCTCTGTCTAATTTGATTTTGAGCCAAAGCCATTCTTTGAGGATCACCAGACTGTTGTGCGCCAATAAGATTCATTGCTTCACTAAACTTTCGTAAACCTTCGACTTGCATTTGTCTTCTATCACCTTTTGGTAATTTTAAAAATTGATCTGCTGGCATACGATTATCCATGCCGTATTGACCAAAAGCACTTCCTATTTTTTGAAATATATTTGCCATTTATAAAGCTCCTTAATTAAACTGGAAATAAACCCATAAATGAACTTATGCCTTTAGCAGCACTTCCTAACTGATCGAAAAAACCAGGTTTGTCATAGGCAGTCGTTTGTGTTTGCGTAGGCAATGCACTAACTCCTTGAGCTAATAACCCAAGTTGTTGTGGTCCATAGCCAATAGCTCGCATAAATTCGCCGTAACCAGCATCCATACCAGCTTGTTGCATTCCTTGTTGTTGACGACCAATATCAGATAGTAAACCTAAGTTTCTGTATTGATCTCCTAGTAATCCAGATTGTATGCCAGACCTAAATCCTCTGTCTCGCATTGCCAGATTAGACGCTGTATCAAAACCAGATCGTCTTAGATTACCAGCTGTTCTCGCAGCTTGATCAGCAAAGTTCCTATTCGTTTCTGCCTCTAGTATTCCAGACCTTGATCCACCAAACGCATTGGCGCCAATAGCTCTGTCTTGATCACTTTGTAATCGTATCTGTCTTGCTCTGTCTAAATCTGAAAGAGTTTGATCTATTACTTGGTCTGTATAAGGGTTTTGGAATGATTCAATATCCAAAGGCTGTGATCCCATGTCTGATAATAAACCTCTTGGGTCATACGACATTGAATCTGTAAACATTCCTCTGGTCGCATCAAAGCCTTGTAATTGGTCTGGATTAAAACCAGCTACCCTGGGTCCTGTGTATGGCACAAAGGGTTGTGATGCTATTGATTGTGCTTTCCCATATAAATCTTTATAGATCGCCATTTGTGTTGGGTCTACTGTTGTGCTTGTTGTACTTTTTCCTTTACTCATAGTTCTTTCCGAATCATATATTCTTGTTCAAAGCCAAGATGTTTAATTTTCTTATGCCATCCTTTACGACCTCCGCCATAAAGTCTTACGCATCCAAAATGTTTTGCAAACTGTTCCAAGCTAGGAAGCATGGATTGTAGTTCCTCGTAATCACCTCCGCAGAACAATAAGTTCAATGCTCGAAGGCGAGGATATTGAATTATTTCCGTTATCATAGCTGATTTTTCACCATTCCATAAGTGAAAAGTTCCACTTCTGATGCCGTCTTCAACATCCTTTATATTATAACAGTCAGTATGTTTTAATGCCCTTATTATATAGGGCTTTGCGTGTTCCCATCTATCCTCAAACTCGTCTTTATACTGTAGAGGAGGTTGATAGGTTTCCGCTATTATCGACACTGACTTTATATTTTGTTCCATTTGGACTCACCAAGACCAGTTCTGTACTGTCTTGTCCGTTTACTTCTATTCTTTCACCTTTATTAAAGGTAATCCCTGTTTGATACTCAATCTCTGAGATTAAGTATGTTTGATAATCTTTATTGTATTGCTCCGAAGGCTTAATAAATGTACGTCTTGCCATTATCTACGCCCTCTCTGTTTAACATTCAAACGAATATCGCCTACTTGAAAAGATTGATCAGTTGATCCTGTTACTTTCATTTGTACTTCTCTTGCTGTAAATCGTGCATCCGTATAACCATCTGTTGAATCAAAGGAGAATGATCCAAAATCACTTTGAGGACCAAGAGGCGTATAACGACCTGTAAAACTTAGCGTAACACCAGGTAATGTATTGGCCTCTGAGTCAGGAATAATTTGATTTACTTGTACGCATTTATCTCCATTACCTATTTCAATGGGTCCTGTTTTGGCAAAAGGTACAGCCGAACCCAGGTTGGGAGAATTAAATAATTCTATACTTTCGTGCTGATAAACAAACCCATCATTGTCACAAGCAATAGGATAATCAAATACACCTTGGTCGATGTAACATCCTCTATCCATTGATCCTACGCTCCATGAATTCTCTAAATAATTCCAAATAACATACTTGTTTGGTTTTAAACTATCAGTTGAGGGGAAGAACCACATAATTTCATTAAAGTTTGAGTTATGTCCCCCAGCTATTGTTTTACGTCTTCCATAATTAAGATCGTCAAATATATAATCATGTACTTCACAGGGTAATTCTTTAACTGCGCCATCAAAAATAAATAAACTATTCTCACCCATCCATGCCAAGAAATTACCAGCACTAACAATAGACCTAGAGCTTACCACTTTGCAATTCGTTCCAGCATCTTGAATGCCGTATAAAAAAGGACTTCCTGTGTAATACATTCTCGCTATACCTGTGTCAGTAAAGAGAATAATATCTGTCTGCCATTTCTCGGCAGCTATTACCCTACCGCTTGAGGGGACGTTTAAATCACCAGCCGTATTTGTTGCTGCTGCTGTCCATGTTGTATTATCTTCTCGGTCCGACCATGCTACTTTTCTTGGATCACTTCCTGAACCAAGGGCAACCATGTGACGTTCATTAGTAATAATGACACCAGAGTTTCCTGTCGGTGCATTCGTAACAACTGTTGCTATGGTGTCAGGTGTATTAACCCCTCCACCATGAGGTCTCCATTTATAAATCTTGCCATCCGAAGAACAACAAAAGATTAAATGTTCACCCCAATTATCAAATGAAAAACTGTCGGTATCAAATAATAAACCAGACGTTGATCTAGCATCACCATAATCTTCCTTGCCATATTGATATGCACCAAATCCCAAAGGGTCGTTTGCAGTATCACCAACAAAACCGCTTGGCGTTATATCTGTCCATGCGTCTTGATTTAGAACATATACCTTGGAGCGAGTACCAACTGCTAAAATTTTATTTCCGTAGTTGTCGTTCCATGCGTGCATTCCCGTTGGAGTGCCAGTTAAAGCTGTGCTTCTTAATTTCTCCCACCCACCAATAGGACGCAAATGTCCGTTTTGGAAACGAATTAAATCCCCATCGGTCCAACGTCCTTTATTAGAGTACGTTGTACCATTGGTTACGATTCCAGCTGGCGGAGTAATTGGGAGTAATGCCATATTACCCAGCTAATTCTTTAGTAACAGATGTAGGTGTTATTTGTTCTGCGATGTTAGCATCTAATCCCGATTTAATACTTGCAACTTCATCAGCGCCCATAGCACTTTCTACCCAACCCTGTACATCGGATGATGTAACACTAGCAAACGCTTTAAAGTTTGAAAGGTCTGAGGTGTCTATTATTTGGGTTCCATAAGAAGAAGATGAGTAATACTTGCCGTCTGAGTCTTTATTAGTATCATCGGTTGCTGTTAATCTCCAATGCACATCGTAGATTACATCACTTTTACTATCTTTAGTTGGGTATGTATCAACTGTTTTAACATCCCAAACATATCCTATTGCCATTTTTTTCTCCTTTAAGTTATGAGTTTTTCAACTCGTTAATTTCAGCTTTAAGCTGTTCAATTTGCCCTTGTTGTTCTTGAACGGCCTTTATTAATGGGGTTACTAATTTAGAGTAATCCATTTGATAATAGCCTTCTTCATCTTGTGTAACTGCATTAGGTACAAAATCTTTTACTTCTTGTGCAATCAAACCTTCGTCTGATTCACCATTAGATTTCCAGTTATATGCAACTGGATTTAGTTCATTTACTACTTCTAATCCTCTTGCCTCACCAGTAATGTCTTTTAATCTTGAGTCGGAGGAAGTGTTATATGTTGTTGCAGATGATGTTACTGAAACGCTTCCCACTGTGGGTGGGGTTGCGTCTTCGTGCATAAACACTAATGCACTAAGAGTTCCACTGTTGCTCTTTTTAATTGTGAGAGCCTCTGATCCAGCAGTAGTCATGTAGTAAGCACCAGAATTAAAAATAACGTGACCAACATCGCCTATAGTTATTGCTGTTTTACCTATTGCTAAGTTATCAGAGCTATCAATCCTCATGGCCTCTGAGTTAGCATTACTAAAGACTAAGGTTCCGCTTGAAGAAACATTATTAATAGTAGCTGTTGTTCCATCTAAGCTAAATCTAAATTGTCCATTAGAAGATGTGTCCTTCATATTAAATTCTGGTGTCCCATGATGTAAATCCAGAGGGTACGAAGGCGAACTCGTTCCGATACCGATTTTTCCGTCATTTAGAATAGTCAGAGCCTCTGCATAACTAGAACTTCCTGTTCTTTGACTAAAGGTAAATTTACCCTGATTATCAGCAGTTCTTACATAGTTAATAAATCCTTGTGAAGTTGCTCCATCGGCAACATGAAACCCTAAACTAGCATAATTATTTACTCCACTACCATCAGCACCATTGGTGTTATGAATAATAATATCTTCTCTTGGTTCACCAGTATTAGAATAAGCTGTGCTTGAATTGACATTTACATCTAATTTAGCTCCAGCAGATGTACTACCGATACCAACGTTTCCTGAACTATCTATCCTTACTGCTTCACTAGCTGCTGTAGCAATTTGTAATGAGTTATTGTTGTGGTCATACGCTAAGTAACCTTGATAAGCCGCAGAACCTGAAGTTCCATCTGCCCAAACTAAGTAGGCTTTGTGTGTTGTGGCACTTGAAGCTAGTGTCAATCCACCATCATCTGCTGCAACAACTACTAAATCATCTGCATAATAATCTCCAGGCGAAGCCGTTCCGATACCAACGTTTCCATCTGCTTTAATTCGCATATGCTCAGTCCAAGTACCTGTACCACCAAATGCTAAATCAGTTCCACCAACCATTGTGGGTACACCACCAGGCATACCAAAATTTATGGTGTCGGCATATGAGCCCGTTCTGCTTATTAACATTTCTGCATTCTCACCTGAAATAGTTAATGCTTTTGTGGGCGAACTCGCTCCTATACCAACGTTTCCTGTGTTGTAATAAATATCACTTCCTGTAGTTGTCCATTGAGAAGAACCACCTCCACTTGCATCTTCCCAGGCTACTCCACTTCCTGTAGAAGTTAATACTTGTCCGTCAGAACCTTGTGCGCCGCCTATTGTTAGATTGGTTGCGTCTAAAGCGCCTGTAACTGTTACACCTGTTGCTGATGTTGCTAGTTTTGCTGAGTTATTATGGTAAATAGTAACCGCCCCTCCTGAAGTAGCATAAAGCATATCTTGATCCGAAGGATTTCTTAAATAAAAATCACCAGTTCTTACTATTAGTCCACCAGTTCCCTGTTCATCTATAAATGAATGAGAGCCACTATGATAAATCTGTAAATCTGAACCTGGTATTCCAAATATAGCTTGACCACCATCCCCAAGTTTTATGTCGTGATTAAACGTAGCTGTACCTGCATCTGACATATCCAGAGTTAAGGCGGTTATTGAAGAACCACCATCATTTCCTCTAAAGATCATATCCTTATCTGATACTTCTGTTCCGATATAAACATCAGAAGAAACTTGAGAAATTGAAAGAAATCTTGTTCCTCCTGCATCAAACCAAACATTATCTCCGTCAACATCAACAATTAAATCTCCACCTATATCAAGTGTTAAATCTGCTGCATCAGATATAGTTGAACCATTAATGGTTATATCGTCTACAGTAAGAGTTGTTAATGTTCCTAAACTTGTAATGTTTGTTTGAGCTGCTGTACCAAGAGTACCTGTTATAGAACCGCTTGCATTTAAAGTTCCAGATACATCTAAGTTTCCGTTTAAATCTACAGTCGTAGCTGCTATTTGTACTTCTGTATCTGCAACAATATCAAGCTGACCATCAGCACTAGAGTTTATGTATAAACCACTGTCTCTAAATTGTATTTTTTGATCCGTTGTAGTGGTGTTGCCATTTGTTAATACTTCGGCAAGTGTATCGGCTGTTGCCACTTGTGAATCCACATACGCTTTAATGGATTGTTGTGAAGCAACTTTTGTGGCTGAGTTAGATGCCATATTATCTTCATCTAAAAACGCAGTACCACTTATGCCTGTATTAAGAACAGGAGAAGTTAATGTTTTATTGGTTAAAGTTTGTGAACCTGTAAGTGTGGCAACAGTAGCATCAATCGCAAAAGTAACACCATTACCAGAAGCGGTTGAAGTTAATCCCGTTCCTCCCAACAAAGATAAAGTTTCAGAATCAAGGTCTATAGCGATAGTATTCGTTCCGTCTGTTATATCTAAATCTTCTGCCGTAATTTGAGCATCAACATAGGCCTTAATAGATTGTTGTGATGCAACCTTGGTTGCACTATTACTAGACATATCATCTTCGTCTAAGAAAGCAGTACCACTAATTCCTGTGTTAAGGACAGGGGATGTGATTGTTGTAGTACCTGTTGCTGTTAAAGTACCTCCAACGATTAAGCTCTTTCCAGAACCTACTTGTAAACCAACGCTTGTGCCTGAACCAGCAGCTACAAAAATACCATCTAGTATTTCAAGGTCAGCATTAAGTTTTGTTCCCCAAGTATCAGTAGATGCACCAATCTCAGGTTTTGTTAAGTTTAAATTACTTGTATATGTATCAGCCATTGTTCTTTCCTACTGTTTAGTTATTGCTCCAATAATAAATATGTTTTTTTGGTTTGCCGTATGTGCGTCTTCTTGGAATCAAAGAGCCTTTTCCAAACTCTGCCTTTTCTTGTTCTTGTCTCATTTCTTCTAAAGATTTTTCAAAATATTCATGGAACAAAGGAACTCGTTCATCTTCCATCAAATAAATACTAGCGTGCTTTAAGCATCCATATAAGTAGACATCAGAATAATTATTCGAGACAAAGTTAGTTGTGTTTGAATCACTTAATCCTGTAATTCTGGCGTAATACGTTATCTGCGCTGTATAAGAAGCATCGGGTTTGGGAGCAAATTCTATCTGTTTATCCGATAAAGAAAAATAAACTGGTTGACCAGTTATATCATTATTAGCTCGCCTATATACATCCAGTGATTCTAATGATTGTTGAAATAGTGGTTTAGGATTACTTGTTTGTAAATCCAAATTAATTAATTCTAAAAAGTCTGTTGGTAAATCTTCGTATTGTGCGTCAACTGTAATGTTACTTCTTGTAACCATGTCTTTGACTCGTAAACGTCTATTCAGTTCGGCTTCGGTATTATCAATAAAAGTATCTAACTGACTGGTTAAATCCGATCTGTTTAAATAATTTGCTATTGCTGTTTTTAATTCTGCGTATGTCATACCTTACCTTGCCATGTTCTAAATACTTTGTTATCTGGATTGTTTAACCACTTTTTCCATTCTTTAGGATCGTTGTGCCATCCTTCTCTCATTGCCTTTTGATAAACGACCATTGGAACTTCTGCTACATGGCGTAAATCTTTACCAGGCTTATCTATATTATCGTTTAATTTTTTAACGTGGTCTATGACTGGTTGAACATTTTGTTCAGTGTGATAAACGCTCTTGTCATCTTCGGTAACAAATTCTGATTTGATACCAGAACGATGATCAATAATTGTCCTTTTAGTTGGCATTGTTTAGAGAAAATGTGAGGCCAACTAGGGCTGACCTCACATTAATCAACTTATGAAGTTGTTAAGTCTGCTACAACACCATGAGCAGCTTGGTTGCTCATTTCTAAGCCGTACTCTGCTAAGACCATCTTAGTTTGAGCATCGCCTATTGTTGCAATATCAACTGTATCAAAACTACGCAAGTAAGATACTTTTGCGTAATCTGGATCAACTAAAAGCAGTGATCTTTCTCTACTGAAATTTGAAGGAACGATTTTAAGATCGCCAAAATCAGATGAGTAAATAGATACACTAGCTTCAACAGTTGTTGCATCAACCATTTGTCTAGCTGAACTTCTACCTGTGAAACCAGAAATTACTTGCTTGTTTACAGGACCACAGATTGCCATTGAAGGCTCTCCGCCGTTTGTGAAACAAGATTGCAATACAGTTTTCAATAGTGCCTCAGTTAAAGCTCTCTGAGTGCCATCAGTAGGAGCAGCACCCCCACCAGCACCAGCACCATTAGTTCCCCTAGATACGTTTGAAGTTATCCATGATTCAAAACCACCAGTTAATCTAGCTGTAGCAGCTGCACCAGTTGTTTTAGCACCCTTTTGACAAAGGGCAGTTTCCATGTCTCTCTTCAACGCTTTAGCCATAAGGGCAAGCTGATGAGCCATTTCTGATTTTTTACCAGCAGCGTCCGAAGCCTGTTGAGAACCAGTAACAGTCGCATCTCTTGAAGAGATTTGAGCTACGTTACTAACTCTTGTAGTAGCTGTTGCTGCTGCTCTTGAAAGTTCAAAACCTTCAAGTTGACCAGCGCCAGTAGCCGTTGGTAATGTTTCTGTTTGCCAATCAAAAACTACGTTCTTGATTGAATTTTTTCCGATTGATGACATAAATGGCGTGCTGCCAGGTGATATGTTATATATCACGTTGCTTAATTGCTCTCTGTCAGCCGTTGCAGTATATGTATCAAAAGCGTTTGTGACTTTTGCCATTGTTATACTCCTTAAAAGTAAGTTAAATTAATTGTTCAAAGACCTTGGCTGCATCTTGGACTTTTCCAGTTTTAGCCAATTTCTGTCTTGCTTTCTTCGCTGGTGCTGTTGTCTTTGGAGCATTGGATGTACCTGGTCTTGCTACTCTTGCTACCGCTTTTTGTGTTGGTTTCTTTTTGGACGCTTCAAGTTGTTTTCTATAAAGCATTCCATCACGCAAACCTAACAATATACGATAATCATAAACCTGACCTATTTCTTGGGGAGTAAATCCCAATTCATTCATCGCATAACTTGAGATTGCAGACTTTTCTTTTTGAGAAACTTCTACATCTGTCCATTCGGGAATCTTTTCAACTAACTGTTGGTTGCCATATTCAACGAACTTTGTCAGTTCTTCTTGTTGTTTCTGAGCGCCCTCATCTTGAAGGCGTTTATGCTCTACTCTGGCAGCTTCCAGTTTCTTTTTCTTGTCTTCCCAAATGTCCTTTTCTCGAACATATGCGATTGGATCAGACTCATAAAGAGCGTTCCAATCTGGTTCATTTGCCAATTCTCCGTTCAGACTAGCCTCTAATTGAGGCAACAACTGAGCGTAGATTGCATCTTTTTTCGCTAACTCTGCTTGCTGTGTCTCAAAGTTTTTTCTTTGCTGCGACAGTTCTTGAGTTTTGCGAGTGTAGTCTTGCTGACGAGAATAGCCGTTTTGGAGTTCTTCCAACGTGACCTCTTGTTCTATGCCATCAACTTTTACGTTGAATGCTAAAGGTTGTGGTTCTTCCTCAACTTCTGTTTGTTCTCTTTCTGACTCTTGTGTATCTTCTTCGTAGTCTTCATCCGATTCAGCTTCCATTTCAACATCAGCTTCCGCTTCCGTTTCAATTTCCACTTCTTCGTTTACAACTGCTTCTGATACTTCTTCTGCTGCTTCTACTTCTATATTTTCTGATGCTTCCTCTTCGGGAGTCAGAAAACTCTCAAAAGAAGATGCAGCTTTATCTATATCTGATTGTAAAGCAGTCGGCTTTGCGTTATTGCTCATAATAAACTCCTAATAGTTTAAAGAAATTTTACCTTAAAACTGCCAAAAACAACAATTTTTAGACAACCTTTCTTAATCTTTCTATTTGAGTCTTTGTTATCTTCCCTTTTTCGATGATGATGCGTAGATGTCTTTCAACCTCTGGAAGAATATTGATTGCGCTATGCAAATTCTCTCTCCAATCAATATCATCTTTTCCTTTGCTGTCCAACCATAATTTTACGTATTCTTCTTTTAAATTTTCTATAGAATTTTTAAAGGTTTCACTGTTTAAAATTAATTCCGCCTCGTTTGAGTGCAGAACATCTTTTTGATCTGTCATTATTCCTCCTTATTGTTTAATTTATTATCAAATAATTTTTTCCAAAAAACATTATTGGCTTTAACTTTTTCTTCCTGAGTGGGAGTTTTCTTTTTTCGTCTTCTCATTAACGCAAAATAAAGTCTGGCTGATCGTCTATAAATAGTTGTTGATTAGGAATTGAATCCAATAAATTTTGCAACGCATCATAATTAAATGATGTATAGCCAGAGTTAGGTGGTGTGGAAGGAAGTGTGCCTATGCCGATACCAGGTGGAGGTAACATCGGAGGATTGATTACATTATTACCACCTGTTGTACTTTGTTGGACGGGTCCTTCTGTTGTGTAACCTTGGGGTGTGTCCATTGAATAACTTATGCCTGGTGCAATCATGTTTTGTACATTTTCTCCGCCAGCGATTGATCTTGCATAATTTAAACCAGAAGAAAAGTTGGGGTCAGAAGATACACTAAAAGGATTGTAATTAGATGAGCCTGGTACATTACTAGGTTGGGGTGAATTCATTTCTTGTGTAATGTTACTAGGTACGTTAGCTATATTGTCTAATAAGCCAGCGTATAATTGATCGGGGTATCTCCCCTCGAACTCTCCAATCGGCCCATACTGATTGGGAACGTACCCCATTCCAACGGGACCTATTGTAGTGCCAGACTCTTCCCTAATATCAACGGGACCTTCTATTGAAAAATTAGAACCATCAGGACCCGATCCAATATCAACTGGTGTTGAGGGTAATCCTGGAATAAATTCAACTCCCGTATTCATATCAACAGGACCTTCTATTAAAGCAACTGGTGCAAAAGCTGACGTTATATCTGGTTGGGGAAAGGAAGGAGCAAACCCCATGCCTACGGGTCCAAATGTTTGACCTGGTTCATCGGCATAATTTATGCCTCCAATATTAAAATTTCCTTTTATTGCCATAATTAACTCCCTATTAGTTTATCAATTTTTTCGTCTAATTTGTCTAAACTATCGAAAATTCTTTGCATGTTGTTTTGTAAGTCTTGTTTAGTTACATAACGAGAAGGTATTTCTTCTCTTGTCTTATTAATCAATATTTCTAACCTTTGTATGTTAGAGGTATTTGTTTTAATGCTATAAATTATAGGAACATAAACAAGTGTAATAAAAGCATTCCACAAAATAATAGGATTGTCCATTAATAACTCCATATGTGGGGCCTTGGTCTATTAGAATCTGACTCAGCAATATCTAAATGAATAAATCTAGCACCGCCTTTTTGATTAACGCCAACACCAGTAAAGCCATACGCTGTTGCTTTTGATACAACTTCAAGCGCTTTATCTCCCCTTACACCTATGTCAGCAGCTAAACCTAGTGCATGAGAGCCAGGTGTTGATTTCTTTTTTTCTATAGGATGATCTGGACACCTATAACCACTTGTAATAACAAAAGAGAAACCCAAGTCTGATCTTAGTTCTTGAAGTTTATCTATAAGAAGATGGTCAATATTGTTTTTACCACAATGTTGGCAAGCAAATTCTTCTTCTTTAAAATTCTCCCAACTCATTAATCACCCTCTTTAGAATGTGATGCACCAAAATAAAAACTTATGACGGCACTAGCTAGACCACCCAAATAACCAAGAACAAGATTAATTAAAGCCTCAGAGTTTTGTTCGGGGGGTTGTAATGTAACAAGAAATATATATCCCATAAAACCAGACAGTGTAATCATTCCCATAAATCTAGTAGTCCAATCTTTACTAAATTTTGATCTTGCATCTTGTTTATCTTTTGTTTCTAAAGCAAAAACATCTACTTCTAATTCTTTCATTTGAAGTTCAAATTCTTGTTCTGCTTTTTTTAATTCAAGTAATTGTTCTGGGGTTGCAGCAGATACGGCTGCATTGATAGCTTTTGGTTCTGGCTTACATCCCAAGACTTGTGCTACTACTGATGCTGCTTGACCTCCTAAAGGTCCTCCAAGAGCAGAACCTAATGTTGGTGCTAATGAACCAACTACATTTTTTATTAAATCAAATTTCACTTTGCTGTTCCTGTAATGTGTATATATTTAAAGGGTCTTTTTTTCCTTTAACTTTTATTGGTGATAATAATTTTAACTTAATTTTAGTTTTATTTGCAGTAGAAAAACCAATTAATATATCTTCGCCCACTTCTTTGGTTGCGCTTTCGAGTCTTGCTGCTGTATTTACACAATCACCAATAGCACTAAAATCAAACCTCGTATTGCTTCCCATATTTCCAATCACCGCTTCACCTGTGTTAATTCCAATACCAATTTCAATTCCCAAATCTGCTTCTTTTATCTTTTTTTGTATTTCTTTTGCACACAATATAGATTTATCTTCATGGTTATCTAAGTCTAAAGGAGCATTAAATATAGCCATCATCGCATCACCTATATACTTATCAACCATGCCTTCATATTTTTGTACTGCATCTGACTGAATGGTTAATGCCTTATTCATTATTGATGTAACTTCTTCGGGTTTTAATTTTTCAGATAAAGAAGTAAAGCCTCTCACATCAGTAAATAAGAATGTGGCTTCTTTTTTCTCACCACCGAGCTTTAATAAAGAAGGATCAGATTGCAAACGCTTGATCTGTCTAGGGTCTAAATAATGTTCAAACTGTTTCTTTATCTGCTGTCTTAACTTAAATTGTTCTCTAAATCTATAATAAAAAGCTATAGCTGCCGTAATAAATTGAGATATTAATGTCCATGTAACGTCTATTAATAATCCTTTTTGTATGGTCCAAATACCAAAATATGCTGTGGCAATAAAGATGCCACCAGATAAAGTAATTCCCCAAGTTATTCCTAGTGTGTGCAATAAAATCCAAATAGAAATAATAGAAATAACAAACATACCCACCTCAAGTGCAAGGCTATAATCGGGAATATATGGACTGTTTTGAATAAGCATAGACTCTGCTAAAGCTGCTTGTATTTTGTGAGGTTCTAATAACCCCTTTGGAGTGGCTATTTGAGGCATGATACCTTTAGCACTAAAACCAATAAAAACAAATTTACCTTCTACATCTAATTCTTGTAAAGATGTTGAGGGGGTATCAACCCAACTTACCCATTTTCTTCCAAAGCTATCTACTGTTACTGGAGGGAGTCCCTTTACCCTTATTTGTTCTATTCCATTCTTATTTGTTTTAATAATGTAAGTGTCTGCATTAGCCAAAACCTGAATAACCTTAGTTCCATAAGAAGGAACCCATCCATCTGGTGTACGCATCAATAATGGTAATCGTCTAACTAAGTTATCTACGTCTGTTCGTGCAACCGCTATACCTTCGTGTACGCTGTTTGCTAAAACGGGAGTATTCTTTACAACACCTGTAACCTTAATACCTTTATCAGTATCATCGCCCATAATAACTGTTCCAGTTGTTTCTGGATAAATACCATTGTCATTTTCAAACATGGCAAGAACACTAGGGGCATAATTTAAAGTTTGTGCAAATGCTCGATCTCCTCCAAAACGATCTGGCTGTGGAAATGAATACCATCCAACTCCTATTGCTCCCTCATTTATAAGTTCAATTTGTATTTGAGATAACAAATCTCTAGGCAATGGATATCCACCAAATCTATCTAAGTCCTCTTCTGATATATCTAAAGTTACAAAGTGATTGCTGGGTTGTTGTTCTACAACAAAATTATCAAATGTTTTTAATTTTAATATTTCTAAGAATGTCCACCCTTGTAATAAAGGTATAGATAATAGAACCAATAAACTTAAAAGTTGAAATGACTTTAAGAGCTTTGAGTTATTTTTATTACTGATGACCCACCTCCGTTGATGGTTATTGTCTTAGAGACACCCTCTTGAATAAAGATAACTGTATATTCTCCAGCGCCATCTATATTTACTTCTGCATAGTGTCCTACATTTCGTATTAATTTTACCCCTTGTCCCTGAATAATTGTTGTTATTTGTGTTTCTAAATCTTGTCCAACTTTTGTACCTGAAATTGCAACTTGGGTAGCATCAACAGACAAAGCATCTTCTTGTTTTATTATGTCTAATTCTTCCATAATATCTAATAAGTCTTCTAAAAAGTTTACATCTAAATAATTAATATCTAATTCTGTAAATTCTAAATCAGCCTCATTATCCAAAGCGTCTTCTTCTAAATAATCTATATCTAAATCATTGAAGTCTAAAAGATTGGCTTGTTGGGTTTGTTGTTCTTCTATGATTTCTAATGTCTTTTTTGGAGGAGTAACAATTAACATATTATCAATAACGTCTAATGTTAAATCCAAAATAACGGGTTTGGATGCTGTGCTTTCATAAACAGAAACAGTTGTGGCTTCAAAAGGTTTGTTTAATACAACCGAACCCATGGCTGTTGTAACTAATATTTCACCACTTGATAAGCCATATTTATCGGGGAGTAATATTATTAAAGAGCGTCCCAACTCATCAACAGTAGCGCTAAAATCTGTTCCTCTAATAGATATTTGTGCTGTTGGTGTACTCAGAAAAATATTTTCTTTATTTATTTTTCCTAAACCGCCTGTAATAAATCTTGCTGTACCGCTTGCAAATTTGAGAGCCATTTTTGATTTACTAGGATCGGGGTCATAAATATATTCATCTATAACTAATTTAGAATGTTCAGTAAGACGAACAATAGAGTTATCTAGGAATGTAATTCCTAAACGTCCAGCAGACGTTCTTACATCGTCATAGGAATTTATACCGAGCTTAATCTTGGCTCCGTATTCTTTATCTCTTAGAACTTTGGCGTAGCCTGTTAATTCAGATATATTTCCAATACTAGCAACCGACTGCTGTTCCGCCATCATTTTGAATGACGCAAAGAGTCCCGTTAGAACCAGTAGATAGAATTTTAAGCCAGTCATTATCTAGTGTAGATGCTTGTGTAATATTAAAAGTACGGCTTCCACCTGTATGGTCTAGGTAGAAATAACCACCCTGATAACCGCTGGCAGTAAAATTAACAACATTATCAGACCCATCAATATCCATATAGTTGGTAGCTAAATCATAATTTATAGTAGAAGTAATTTCGTTATTACTACCATTAATAATCCAATCTAAATCTAATGTACTCGCTAACGCTGATGTGGCTTGACTTAATGTAAATTCGTTTGAATCTCCAGTAACTTGAATATTCAAATTACTATCGTCTGCGCCATATGTATTATCTTTATCTACATTGATATTGAAAATGTTGCTGTCTCCTGTGAATTCAAAAAATCCTGTAAAGGTGTCAGCAAGAATGTCACCAAGGAATTGGTTACTAGAACCAATTTGGTTAATGTCCAATGTCATAGTAATACCATCTAAGTCTAAGGCAGTCATATCTCCAGCCGTTGCGTCTGCTCCGCCTATAATATTTCCAGAACCAAGTTGTTCTAAGTCTAGGTTAGCAGTTGCACCGCTTTGATCTACTGATACTTCGTTGTCTGCACCAAATACAAACAGGGGTAGTAACAGTAAACTAATTATTATTTTCTTCATAACTCCAATAGCCCCTCTCGTAGCCAATATTTATTAATTGTAATAGCGCACCCTCTATAGCTTTTTGTAAAGCTAGGGTCGCACTCTCATTTTCCGACATTCCAATCTCTAATTCAACTAATTCTGTAGATTGTTCATAAAAACGAAATAAATCTTGAGACTGTCCGTAACTAAATATGGTTTTTTGAGAAGTAACTTCTATTAATATTTCTCCCGTTGCAACAGATACCATTCGCAAAGAAACAGTTAGTACATCTTCTCTATATTGAGTAGAACTTCCCACCCCCAGGTATCTTGCCCCTATACCACCAGTCCTGATATTGGTGTCATACGATATAACTGCTCCTTCCATTAATACTCCAGCAAATAATAAGGGCATTAAAGGTTTTTTGCCGTCTTCTTTTTCAAATTGCTCTCTAGTGGATCGGATTAATTGCCTTTCTTTTGTAAGATTATCTAAACCAACTCTTTCAACAACTCTAAAAAAATTACCACCTGATGCATGTTTTAAAGCTCTTATTAATAAAGTGTCTGGTGCTTGCGTTATTGCGCTACTAAATAATGCGAATTGAGAATTGCTTTTTCTTTGCCCTGTTTGGTCAGAAAAACTATTGCCATACACAGCAACCACTGGTTGTATTGTTGGTGCTTGTACTTCTTGTAATTCTTTGGATTGAAGTTCTAATATACTGGCAACCCTAAGAAAGTCTTTTGCCATATGGTCGTCATAGGCATCTTGTACTCTAGCTAGTGAACAACTAGAAAGTAAAATCACCAACAGGAAGGCTAATGGTCGTGACGTTTCCATCTTCATCGGTTATTTTTAGAGTAATAATTCCGTCCTCAATCCAATACTCTATGATGTTACCCAACAACTTTAATATTCCTTCTGATTGTGGATTTTCACCAAACAAGTTATCAATTAACTGTCTACTTAGTTGTGCAAACAGCCTACTTTCTAAATTTCTATAAAACCTAGCTAAAGTTGTATTATTTTCTTCTCTTTCTGCTGCTTCTTTTAGCGCTTCTATTTCAGCCTCCAAAGCTTCCTTGCGATTGAATTCTTGATTTTCTATAGTCAGATAGTGTGAGCTTGTGTTAACACCACTAAATGAAGGGTTTTTAAACTTATGTACTATCTCGTCAGCAGTAACATTATGTGTAAATGCTATTAAGGTGATAGCAATAATCGCCATAAAAACAGCCATGGCCCAAGCAGTAAAAGTATCTCGGCGTTGTTGTTTTTCTCTAGCCTCTTTGTCTGCCTTGCTTGGCCTACCTCTTTTTCTTTTAATCTTTTCTTTGGTCATCACGTTCTGCTTTTGCAATTTTTTCTATATCTATTAAGTTTGGTACACCCAATAAAGTTTTTAATAAAACGTCTTGGCGAATGCTTTGATTGTCCATAGCTCTTACTCTATCAATTAAGGAAACTATGATTCCATATTGTCCATCAAGTTTAGTGGTAACTCTTTCTTCCATGTTGTCTAAACTCGTTTGTACTTTATCATCTAAAGTATCAAGTTTAGTTTCCATGCCATCAATTATTCTATTGATTAGCTTCCAAACAAAAATACCTAGTCCTAGTGCTGCTGCTATAGGAAAGCCAAGTTCTGTTATTACTGATACTAAATCATTCATTACAAATGATTATAGCAATTATTTTTTCTTATTTTGAATAAACCAAGCTGATATTTTTTTATAGGCATCTTTTAACCAAGACCATACTTTCTTTGAAGTTTCTTTGATCCAGTTCCATGCTTTTTGTAAATATATTTTCATAATTTATCTTCCTTATTTGGCACTCCACTCTTTTCCAACTTTAATTTTACCATACGGGTTTGTTCCCTCTAAATCATTTGAGGTTTCGTACCCAACACCAACGTCTATATAAATGCCATTAATGTTTCTATATCTGTAACCAGTAAACAATATGTCGGCTGAAGTTTCGGGGTTGTCGTTAAATGGTTTTCCTTCTTGAAGGCTAGAAATATGTTCAAGCTCTACAAAATAATAACTATTAGCACATCCAATAAAAAGGAATAAGGGCAATAGAGCAACTTTCTTCATTTCTTTTTCTTATAGCCAGAAGCGTAAATAGCTCTACCTTGTTTTTTAGCTTTTGCTTTTGATTTGTAAGTCTTTCCTGACTTACCCCACTTATATCCACCTTTTGTTTTTTTGACTGGCATAATTAATGTATTGTGTGTTCTTCAATTAATAACAATTCATAGTTATCGGTGAGGTGATCGCTAAACATAACCAACATTAAACTTTCGGCGTGTTTGGCATCCCTAGCACAAATATCTTCTCCAATATAAATATGACCACCATCCAATATTTCGACATGAAAAAACTTATTGTGAATTACCGCTTCCATTGAACAGTCCCTGTGCTTGAGTTTTAGCAATTTGTCTTACTGTTTCTCTGTCCCTTTCCATTAGTGCATTAATCTCAGCAACATTTACTTGTGCGCCATACTTGGCTTGAATTTCTGCTGCTTTAATGCGGATGTCGGCTTCTGCCTCGTCCCTGTGTCTATCATCTTCCATAATAATTTTCATGCGGTCCGTTTCAGCATCAATCATTGCTTTTTGTGCTTGTACTTGTGCTTTTTGTATTTCAGCTTGTGCAAGCAATTCTGCTGGATCAGGTTTTTGTTGTTCTGGTTGTGGTGGCATTGGAGGCACTTCGGTGTTAATAAACTGTTGTGCATCTTTGAAGCCAGCCAATTCAATCATTTTAGTAATGGTATTTGAATATTGTTGTAGTGACACCAGTGGATTTTGTGGTCCAAGTGTTTGCAATATCTGTTCTTGTTTTGCAGTAAGTTGAGCGAGTATAGATGCTTTTTCTTCATCGCTTGATTTGCTTATTGCAACATTAATAACCATATCTTTATCACTTTCCCAATAACGAGGATCAACTGCTACAAATTCATTATTTAATCTATAAACGTCTTGTTGGTCTTGGTGTTTAATGACCAAATTATTAACCAAACCAAACAATTCTTTTAATCCACCCTCGGCAAAGTGACGGCAAATTAATTCTATTCGACCTTGTGCGCCCGACATAGTTGCTGCTACGGCAGCTTGTGTGGACGATTGAAGCGCATCTGCGTTTAAGCCAGCAGACGCTTTAGAAACTCCCGTCCTATTCTCTTTTGATTCATCTAGATAGCTCAGCACTGGGAATGCTTCTTTCCCTACAAAGGGAACGCTAAAGGGTTGGACCATACCAGGCGCTCTCATTCTAATTGGTTGTCCAATGTCAGTATTTAAAACATCGTCTATATTAACCTGTCCTTCAACCACTCCCATTCTTGGGAATATGGCGTGACCAAGCGAGTCTAAAGTGTCTCGCATAATTTGTGATTTTGCAGCCTGAATTGGTTTTAAATAATCGGCTGGACATGAACCAATAGAAGTGTGTGGTTCGGGGTCTGGACAAAACATAACAATAGGTAATTCATCACATGGTTCGCAGTTAATAATATTAAGACCATTGCCAGCTGTACAAACTTTTATTCTCTCGTCTATGCCATCTTCGTCTAGGTCATAAAATAAATAATGTTCAACATATAAAACTTCTTTTTTAGCTGGATCAGGATTATCACCATATGCGCTGTCGCCTAAAGGATTTCTTGACTCTTGTTCGTTGTAAGTATCGGCATCGTAAGACGAACCAGAACCAGCGTATTGTTCCATTTCTTCTTTGTCATATCCCATAGCAACCAAGTCAGAAATTGTTTTAACTGTTCGGTGTGCAACGTAAGGTGAAGTTTGTATATCTCTTGCGTTTCTTGAAATTAATACTTCTTCTGGTGGAACGGCTTCAATACATACAGAATTTTTTCTTTTGACTCTGCGAATTGTTAAATCGTAAGACGCTGGTGATTCTTGCGTCATTTCTTCTCCCGTTTCAGGGTTCATAACTGTAACGCTTTCCATTTCTACTTTTTCTTTAACCACTTCTACGTCAGGGTCCATGATAAGTGCTTGGTAAGACATGGGGTCGAGGTCGGTATAGTAATGAGTAGTGGCACTCATTGAGTCATCCCAGAATGCTTTAACAAAACCTGTCTTTCTAATTAACGCATCTTTGAACGCATCATATAAAACTTTAAAACCAGGGTTCTTTTGTTGGATAAGGTAGTTGATGTAGTCTGTTTGTTGTTCAGCCACAGCTATATCTTCGGGTCCATGGGGTGAAAATTCAACTACCTTTTTTGTTCCAAAAAATGTACGCATGACGGAAGGCAACATAAAGAGAACTGTGTCTCTTACATCGGTTGATATAAATTCTGATTGTAAACTGCTTGCGCCGTCTGGTTCGTTACCCAAATAATAATCGGTACTTTCTGCTCTCTCTTCTCCTACTTGGTCGATGAAATCTTGAGCATCGTCCATTTCGGCTTTAAGAATGCCTTCTATTTCATCATAGTCTTTTTCTGCGTGATCTTTACTTTCCGCTTTGTCTTCTTTGTCGTAATCCATAGGTTTATCCCACTCTAATTATTCTTGATGTTAATGGTTTTCTGAAATTATACCCCATAAAGCTCTGACTGCCACTAAATGAGGCAGCCGAACTTGCCATAGTTAATGCAAGCGCATCGGCTCGGTCTGGTGATTTTATTCCTCTTTTCTTCATTTCTTCTTTTGACTCTATTTTTATTTTGCCACTTGAAGTATATTTATAAATAGGGGCAGCTAATTCCGATACAAGCTCATCATCATTAGGAAGACGGCAATCTCGCTGCCCCAACCAATCTTTTATTGCAAACCACAATTCAGCGCGCAAGTTTAAATAATTTTTTTTGGTCGCTGGAGCTTCGGAAACATTAACACCTCTTACGGGAAGTTGTTGTTCGGCCAAGCGATCAACCACTCCACTTCCTAAACCAATAACATCAACCAAAATCTCTTGCGGTTTGCTGATTGCGGTCTCATCGTCGTATTTATTTTTTATCGCTCCGCACAGTTGCATTAAATCCATTGAATTAAAAGTTTTAATTTCAAGCACAGTATTCCCTTGCCTAACACACAAAGCTGAATTATCTCCACCAAACCTTGCAACATCTAATCCCCACACTATCGGCTCAGAAGCAGTAAGAGCCACGTCCCTGTCTATAGCTGCTCTTACTAACTCCATAGGAATAACAGTGTCGTCATCCGCACTAGGAAACTCTCCCAATACCTCTACCCTTGCTACAGTTGAATCTTCTCCATATTGTTCCAACATGGTTTGAAATAATTTTTGATCCGTACCTTCTACTGTTCTACTGTCTATTTGTTCATTCTTCCAATATCTGCGTTTTGAGTGAAAACTGTCGTAAAAAGGACCCGTATTTCTTCTGGGGTTAGAAAAAGTAAACCAGTAACGATCTGGTGTTGGTTCTGAGAAGAAACCTTCTGAAACAGAATATATTGGCGCTGGAATACCCGATGCTTCGTCCATGATTAGACAAACACCATAACTTGAGTGAATACCAGCAAAAGCGTCTGGGTTTTCTTCTGACCAGAGTTGTGCTTGTGCATAGTAGTAGCCTGTGTCTATTTTTAAATCTCTTTCTAATGCTTCTTCGTACCATTGGGCGGGTCGAATTGTGGTTGCTGTTTTTTGAAACCAGTGAGAGTTAATAGATAGGGTAAGCCATTTGCCGAGTTCGGCCCATGTTCTTGATCGAAGCTGTTGTTCGGTGTTGGCTGTAACAATAATGGTCGATCCAAGTCTGGTTGAGAGCATCCATAGTATCAACCAAGCAACTAAGGCTGATTTTCCTATACCACGTCCAGAGGCAACGGCCATACGGAACATTTCTGGCATATCTTCCAACGATTGATTTCGTTGAATGTGCATTGTAATTTCTCGTAAAATTTTTTCTTGCCACTCTCTTGGTCCCGAAAAACCTTCGAGGGGGGTCCCTTCTTGATCCCAAGGGAAAACGAATTTAACAAAGTTTAGTGGGTCGTCTTTTATGTTAAGCGACCACAGCTCAGTCATTAGCTCTTTTTCGGCTTCTGCTCCGTATTTCATAATTAATCGTGACAAAAACAATCCATGTCTTCGTCCTCAAAGTCTAAAAACAAGTCTTGTTGGGTTTGTGTTATTTCTATGTATTTTAAATAAGAAGGTCTATCCCTTCTGAAAACATTGTTAGCTTTTTTTTCTGTATTTGCCCACCATTCTGCTTTCTTTGGTTCTTCTTTTACAAGACTCTGTATTTTGTTGTGGCTTTTTAAAAAGCATAGATCGCAGTTTCCATGTGGAGTTTCTCCATTAATAATAGGTAGTTTTAAGTCAAAATTTTGTTTAGTCCAAAAATCAGCCACATCATGTTTTGTGTGTTTTGCTTCATACATCGGCATTTGGGACATTCGGTTTCTTGTTTGGTATTTTTTTTGATTACTAACTCTTTTTGGTTCGTCATACCTAAGTCCCAAAATATTTGTAAACTGTTTGTAATTATTTTTTTTAGCGAAATCACGCATTGCTCTAATTTTTAAATAATCAGTACAAAACCTTGCTCTAGGGTTGGGCAACATTCCCATGCCTTGCTCTACATATATTTTATTTTTATCTTTTGTTGCTCTTACCTTATTCCAATGCTCTATGAGTTTTGTGAAAGGCTCTCCTTTTCTACTAGCGGTTCTATAATTAACTGTTTTGTAAAAAATCATTTCTTCTTTGGGTTTTGTATAATCAACATCCAGTTCCAACCATGTAATAGGAACAGACCAATGTTCTTCGCAATCACGAACAAAATCTAATGTTTCTTCACACTCCTTTCCTGTATTGGCAAAAGTAACATGGACATCTTTAGGCAAAGAGCCGTTGTGTGCTTGTAATATTTGGTACAACATAAAACCCGATGTCCTTCCTCCGCTAAAACTAATTAATGATGGGCCTTCAATTTTGTATAGGTTCATTTTTTATCCATATAAACTTGTGTCATTATTTTCTCATAAATAGGTCTAAACTCTTCGAGTGTTGTGAAAGGAATACCAAGTCTTGTTCTTTCTTTTCGGTCTATTTGATATGCGTCATTCAGTTGTTGTTCTGTATATAGGATCATCTGCCCTGACCTCTGTATGGTTTTTTTGCACGTTTCTTATGCTTGTTTCTTGGATAGCTGGTTTTGCTATTACCAATAGAAGTACGCTTATATTTGTGGCGATCTTCCTCCTGTTGGCTTCTGTGTTTTACAAGTGCTGCCCTTCGTACCATATTTAACAAAAATTTCGTACTGACATGATACCAGAAAAAATCATAAAAATTTTAGTTTTACTGTTTCATATAAAGTACTACCTCGCCAGAATCGAAGGGGGGGGTCTTTACGCTATCAGAGGAGGAGTAGAAAGCGCAAAGATTAATCCTCCCCTTCTAGTTGCTCATTGTTTGAAGGTTTTGAAGAAGGAGCAACGCTTAAATCTTTATTTTTCTGGGTCTTCTGGTTCAATACCACGGGACCCACCTCTTTATAGGCTGTTGTTATAGCTTTCTTTGGTTCTTGTTCTGTTCTGTCCCTTACCTGTCCCTTGTCTATTAAAACTTTTCTATCTCTTATAATGTCATTAAGGTTAATAGAGTGTTCTACTACTGTCTTCTGATCTCTATTCCATTCTTCCGGCCTCTTGTTGCGTAGAAAGAATTGGATAGCCTGAAATTGTCCTTCCTCGATATTTTGCATTAGTTTAGAATTAACTTTTTTTACAGCTTGTGATTCACCTTGATGCAAAGCATCCGCAAATTCCGCACTTCTTTTAATATTCCGCATTAAAGTATCGTGGGAAATGCCTATAGATCGGCATATATCCATTCGACCCATTCCAGTAGATGCCAAATTAAAAACCTGTTCTTTATCTACTTTAATCCTCTTTCTGCCTGGTTTTTTCGCAATTTCCGTACTCATAATTAAACTTTTTTATTGTTTTATATCCTTATTCTATAGCCTTTTATAGTATTTTTGTTCTTTTTTTGTTCTTTAGGGGTTGACATTAATTATAATGTCATGAGATAATTCTAATGTCAGTATAAACCTAGAGGAGGAAAACAAATGACAACACAAGAAACACTAGAGCAAATGAGAGAACGCTTTCACAAAGAAAGAGAGCTAGAATTTAAAGAAGCAAAGGAAAATATAACCTTTCCATTAAGAGGAGATAATAAATATTATTACGCTTTTGAATGTGCAAAATTTGAAAAGAACTTAATTAAATATGGTTATGATTCTTATGCAACAAAAACAAGCGTAGCCAAAGAGGGGTTATCATTTAATAAAAATAGTATTACCTTGGGGCATTACTACGGACATGATCTGAAACGCTTTAACAGTAAAGAGGAAATGTTTGGCTTTGTTATTGGCTATAACGATTGCGTCTTAAATATGGAATACAACGCAAAAGAGGAGGTCGCATAATGAAAAAACGCAATCAACACTTCAAAGAGTACCTTTATATGTTGGGCCTATATACTGCTATGGGTCTAATATTCTATTTATATTTATACCAGCTGGGAGGTTAAGGGATGGGTAGATTAAAAAATTTCTTAATAGATGATTTACAGAAGTTAGAAAGAGCATATACAGAAATTGATGAAATAATTGCTGATAGAGTTCATTACATAAAAGAAGATACTAAGATTTCAGAACATTTGGAAGTATTAGAAAATTTTATTTTATATTGGCGAGTTCATTCTAATAATTTAGAGGAGCATTCTGGGAGGTTAAAGGATGTTTAAAGTATTAAGAGAAGTACAGGATGGCTTTGTAGTATGTCTAAGAACCCCAGATGAGCAAAGAGCCAAAGAGAAAACAATTTCATTAATAGATGAAGGCATAAAGGCATTCATGCAAGGAGAAGTTAAAAATGCAAAAACAGAGTGAATACAACAAAGCATATGAAGAAAGAAAGAAGGCCAAGGGGTACGTTTGGCTAAGAGTCTTTGTTCCTAGTGTTTATAAACAAAAGATAACCGATTTTATTAATCAAGTAAAAACCAAATATGAGGAGGAGAATAATGAAGAATAGAAAACTAAAAACCAGAGCCAAGAAAGGTTATGAAATTAAACTAAAGGCTTACAATTCTAAAAAAAGAGAGCAACAATCCTAATGATTAAATACTCAGACTTTTATTTTAGAACCGATCTATGGGATAAGCCGATTATCTGGAACTGGAAAGAACAAGTAAGGCATGAAGCAAACAATCATAAAACTTTCAAACCAAAGATAAGCCATCTTGAGATCCTTTCCAAAGATATACCTAAAGACCTAAAGCCAAAGATTAAAAATGAATTGTTTAACGATATAAAAACCAGCGAGGAAAAAAAACATGAAGAACGAGGAAGTAATAATAAGTTCTATAGTGTCAAAAAAACTAAATAGAGAGTTTAAAAACAAAGTTATCCAAGACTCTTTAGAGCGCACAGTTAATGAATGTATGAAAGAAATATATCCATACTTCGCAGAACAGGACTACATAACCCAAGAACAAATGGAAATGAAACAACAAATTTGGGATGAAATTAACAAAGATAAACATTATTGGCTATCCAAATACATAGAAACAGACCAAATAGAAACATGAAACCCCTTTAGAGGGCATTTAGAGTACCCCCGATCTTTGAATGTCCTCGACCCCTTCCCACCCCCTTACTGAGAAAGTTCGTGGCTTAAACCGACCAAAATAAAGTTCTTCTTCACCCTCGTCCCCCCTTCTAACTTCTTATACCCCTTTTTCTCGACCCCAGGCGACACAATCCAAATAATATTTGCCTCTACCAACCTCTCTATTGCCTTACCCCCTGTCTTTCGACTGACTCCTATCATTTGCGATAAATAACTAATCGGATAACTACAAGACATACTCCTAGCATCATACTTCTCACTAATCGCCCACAACATCATCTTATCCCTACTATTAATATCCCTTCTATCCGTCCTACTCCTATACAACGACCATACACCCTTCTTAATCTCTCCATACCCCTTCTTCGCTATACTCACTCGTACTTCTGCGCTCAGATGTTCCTTTTCTGGAACTCCTGTACTGATCCACCAATAATCTTTATTCAACCGACTTCTCTATAACCCCTGCCTAACTTCTGCATATGATCTTCCCATAACTCAAAAAAGTTACTATTCATCTTATACACCCTCAATCTTTTATCTTCCTTACAGACACTCTTATATAAAAATTTCTTTTCGACTCCACTTGTTAATACCGACAAAATACTGCTTCTACTACCAAGACGCTTTGGTAATGAATCACAAAGAGTCTCAAAACTAAGATTCTTATTTGTACACATAGCAATACCAATCTGATTCAAAATAAAGTTATGCAATTTTGATTGAAATAGATAACGATATTCCTTAACAGATTCCTTCTTGATTATGTCTCTAATAAAGTTCTTTGCAATACCAGGACAAGTACACTTCATTTTTTCCCTCCTCGTTATATTTAAAGATATTTCTAAGCATAAGATTCTTTGTAAATCTGTAATAAAAATTACTTAGTTTTTTCATACCTATTTCTTCTCTTTCTTCTCTTGGAAGGTAAAACCCCCTAAAGGGGTTTTCCTTCCTTTTCTATATGTTATGTATGTATGAGTGAGTAAGTTCTACGCACTTAACGGGAACATTCTACTCACTTAATGGGTAAAACCTTCTCACTTAATTGTTTTCTCCTTATTCTTTTTTGGTCTCTTTTTCTTAAATATTCGATCCCAATTTTGGTTAAATTTATCCTTATCCTTTATTGGTCTTTGCCAGTCTCCTTTGCTCATATTATTCCCATTTTACTTTTGAATCCTTCTCCAATACATCCAATACAGGAGAACCATCTTTTCTAAACAACGTCATAACGGACGTATCTACATCACCACTATTTGACTTAACTACACTTGCCCTTACTACTTTCATTGGATTGGGTTCTTCTCCTTGCTCAATACAAACTTCTTCCCAATCATTGCCTAACCACATGGCCAGAGCAAAACGCATACCATCAACAATAGAACTTGCTCCTCTTATGTATGATCTTGCTTCCATAGAACTTTCTACACCGACTAAACCAGACTTACTAAAATGATGAATTGATAATGTAGTACAACCTAGTTGCGCTGAAATACTGGCACAAAAAGAACACCACAGTTGAGCCGATTCATTACTACTGCTAATTGGTGAACTAGCTCCAACAAACGCCTGAATTGGATCAAAAACGACCAATTTTAAGTCTGGTATGGTTTTTAATTCTTCGACTAACTCCGTTGCTTGTGCAGTAATATCATCTTCATTCAACAATATCATGGGCCTACCTCTATCGGCTATGGTGTACACAAAAACATCATACAAGGCATTAAAACGACTACCCATTGGGTCTAATATATCTATCCGTCTATGTATTTCTTCTTGGTTATCTTCGGAACTTAAAATAACGGAGTTACCAGCTTCTAAAATATTTTTTCCTAAGAATGTCCCATTACCATTTGCGATATTCAAAGCTAATTGAAGGGATAGAAAGCTTTTTCCTACCCCTCCAACGCTAGAAAAAACTCCAGGTGATGATAAAGGAATAAGACGATCTACTAAAAAACGGACAGGAGGAGGGCTGCCCACTAAATTTCTAATAGAATATTGTCTTATCCCTAAACCACCACCCTCTATTTCTAGCTTTACAGCTTCTAATCCTTGTTCTAAATGTAGATCATTAAAATCACCTACATCCGAAGGCAGTCTAATTAAGCAATTAGAAAATGC